CCGCTCAATGAACCGCTTGGTCACGCCGTCAATCTCTCGCAGGACGGAGAACCAGACCTCGTCAGCATCGTTCGCTCCATAGATCGTGCAGACGCTTTCCACAAACCCACTGGTTGGATGCTGTGCCCATGCCACCACCTCAGACTCCCGGCGGTAGGTGCAGGACAGGAGCATGCCGTCGTTGGTCACTGCCCAAATGATGCTGTCTGGGTTCTGGGCATACCCAAATTGCTTGAACCCGGACTTGGTCATGTGCTCGGAAAGCTGCGTCAGGTCCGGTGCCTTGTACCCCTGCTCGTCGAAAGCGAAGACGTACTCACGCAGTGCCCTGCGCCCCCGCTGCACGAACAGGACGACGCTGCCCACCAGTTGTGCCTGTAGGTCAGCACTGCCAAACTTGGTCTTCCGCTTGCTGTACGGTGGGTTCGTTGGAGAGATCACGCCGTCACCGCTGTCCAGTAGCCACTCGTCGCCCTCGGTGCCTACGATCAGTCCTTCCTGAGAAGCCAGCCAGACAATCGGGTTGGCTTCCTGTGCTGCTACCTGCACGGCATAAGCAGAGTCTTCAAACTCTAGTAGCTGGAAGTTGTTGAAGTCGTTGATCGCACTGCCCCAAATCTTCTGCGGTTCTGCGGCGTTGCCAGCAAACGTCAGTCGTTGCTGGTGGATCGCACAAGCCCGAGGATAGCCGCGCCGCGTAGACCATGCTCCCTCTGCCCAGTCCAGCGTAGCGGTGGTGGCTTCCAGTGCCTTAATGACGGTTACGTTGGCAACAGTCGATGACGTCACGCCGGTCACCTTGACCAGACCATGGATTGATGGATCGATGGCAGCAAGTTCGGCCCGAGGATCAGGAGTGCCTGTGTGGGAACCAGCAACATACCGCATCCGCATTGCCGTCTCAACATCTACCGTGCCATTGGCTTGGATGTTGTTATCCTTATCTGCGCCCCATGACCGCAGTGTCTGCCAAGTGCCGTCCACCTTTTGAACCTCAAGGAACAGTTCTCCGGCCCATTTCCCAAAAGTATAAAGCTCCCACGCACCCAGCACCCGCAGTGCCGTTGTAGTAGCCGTTGCCGTCAGCGGAAGCTGTTCTGTAGCCACTGCCCTGCGGTGGGTGATCTGGTAGTAGCTCCCAATGTTCTCGTTGGTGAAGTGGGCAACGGAGCTTGTCAAAGTGCCGCTGCCAGTCGTGACGGAACAGGTCATCGTGCCGGTCGTGTCGTTCAGGTCACGCATGGCTGGCCAATTCCATGCGAAGTCGGCAAGCGTCCAACTGGTGTCGCTGATCCGGCGAAGTTCTTGTGGGTGAAAACTTGGGTGCGTGAAGAAGATCAGGTTGTTCACCTGCACCATCTGGATGCCAAATAGCTGCGCCTCGGTCCATGGGGCGGCAAGCTCAAGCGGCACTCCACCAGACAGCACCAAGGCACCGTCCTTCCAGAAGCGCAGGTATCCATCACCAAGCTCCAACACGAACCGGGATGTGGTGCTGAAGTTGAACGGCAGCAACCGGCACTGCTTCGTGTTGTACTTGGCTTCTCCTAGATACAGCATTCCCGGACGACGACGCACCCCGCCCAGCGTGCGCGGCAGGAAATTCCGGCATACCCGGCAGGCTTTCTTCAGCGACTCAAGGTCCACGCGACCCATCAGGTCCGGCGTAAGTTCCCCGGCGTTGAATGCATTGGTTAGTATCCGTGCCATTATGGGTAGATTTCAGTGTTTACGGGATCGGGGTAGTTGGGGAACCCAGCACCGTATCTGGCAGAGGTGTAAGAGTCCATGCGTTCGTGGTACGGGATGACTCTTGTCATGGTCTCAGCGGCGTTGGTCTCCTCGGCCCTTGCCCTTGCCGGTGCAGCCAGTGCGTCAAGCATCTGGATGGCAGAGGTCTGGAGAGTAAAGGAAGGAGCAATCGCCTTGGCAAGCTCGTAGCCAAAGAACTCACAAAAGTTGGCATCCCACAGGCTGACCTGTTCCACTCGCCGCAGATATCGCAGCTTGCATGTGGTCAGGTTGGTCAGCACCTCGGTGCCCTCAATTTCAAACGGCACGCTACCCACGCCGGGAGGACATCCGTTGATCTCCAGCACCCTGAGACAGTCGCTGGGCAACGGATAAGCGTAGGTGTATTCAAACGCCGGAGCGGTCGCAGATGCCGTCAGTTGCATCCGGCGCACCGCGAAATTCCAAGGGTAGGCCCGCATGAGGTTGTCCCTGACCGCGTCAAACATCCGGCGCACATGCTCTGCCGTCACGGTGTTCTCGGACAGGTCTGCGATCCGTGCCATTCCAATATGCCCGAGGGCAAGGTTTGCGAGTGTCGTTTCAGTCATGAGCGTAAATAGCAAAACCCCCGGCCCGGCACAAGTCCAGGCCGGGGGCCAACCAATGAACCAATTTTAGCGCTTCTTGCGGTAAGCGATCTCAACGTCGAACGAGGCTCCGGCGTTGGTCGTGGCGACAGCGGTGAGGAAGACACGCAGGGCATCAGTCTTGCCAAGGACGGGACGAATAAGGGCGTCATTTGCCACATACGCGACCTTTTCTGCTCCGGTGTAAGACACGGCAGTGGTCAAGTCGGCAGCAGTCCCGGCAGCGTTTACTTTTTGCAGTTTTTGGGTGATGCTAAAAGTGCCAGTCACTTTGCGGTTAAAGCAAAGTTCTGGGATGATTTCAATGTTGTCAGCGGGAAGTTGGCTGGTAAGGACGATATTGCTGTCAGCGTCCTCAGTGCCAGTAAGGGTTACGCGGAACTTGGCGTAGCGCACTTCTTGCTCCACTGCCGCTTGATCGACAACGGTGTAGAGGGATGGTGTGCGGCGCTTTGTTTCAATATCAGAGTAGAAGGTAGAAGGCATGATGTTTTTCTAGTTAAGGGGTAGGGGTTTCATGGCTTGCGATTAAGGGGACTCGTCGCAGTAGATGACCTGCACTTTTTCGTCCTTCACACGAACTGCGCCGAAAGCAGCGTAGCTCATGATCTGGAGGGCATGGCGCTTGGTGGGAAGCTTGTCGATCTCAAGGCGCTGGGAGATCGGAGAGACCTTGAAGGCGGACTTGGTGAAGGCAACGCAGGTGCGGACGTCGGTGCTGGCGCTACCAGTGGTGAACAGACGGTTGCTGATGATGGTGTTGAAACCCATCAGCTTGGTCGGCTTGCCGGTCTGGCTATCGGAGAGCCACTGACCAACGATCTTGGCCCAGATGTCGTTTGGTGCGGAAGCAACGAAAGTGACGAGGTCCAGCTTCTGGCGAGGGCTGATGGCGAGGTAAAGCTCTTCCTGCTCGACGTCCACTTCAGCGGTCTCAAAGCGTTTTACGGCTTCCAGAATCTTGTACGGGGTCAGACCAATGTTGGTGGCAGCACCAGTCAAAGCGTAGTTGACTGCAATCTCAGAGGTAGCAGGAAGGGCAATGGAGGTGTTGAACGGATCGGCACCACCAAGGCTGGCGGCAGTGGCGGCTTCAATGAACACGGAGTCCATCTTGCGGTTCAACCCAGCCTTCATGTTCATGATGATATCAGAATCAGGAAGGGCCTGGGTGTTGAGCCACTGGTTGTCCCACTGGTCGCGCTTGATGCCAACTTCAAACTGGCGCTGGTAGCCTTTGCGCTTACCACCGCCAACGTCGGACGGGTTGCTGTCGCCAAAGCGTTGACCAGTGGTCTCGGCGGCTTCGATGATGTCGAGGTCAGTCCAAACGTATTCTTTGGAGGACCAAGCGGATTCAAGAGTGCCAGCAGAAGCGAACTTCTGGTTGGCTTGTTGCAGTTCCATTTCCCATTGGGTGGAGAACTGTCGGCGGAAGTGATCGGGGATCGTGAGTGAAGCAGAATAATCGGACATGATGTTATGTGAGTGAGAATTTCAATCTCGCTGCATCATCCGGTAGGCCGATCTCGGGCCGTATCTGCTGCGCCGACTTGGTGAGTTAAGCCGGATGTCCGGGACTCAGTCGTGCATCACTACGGGATACCCTTATTTCCAATTGCAAGACAGAAAAAGAGCCGCCCCGGAACTTTCCAGAGCGGCCCTGATTCGATTGACGTCAAGTTGGTGATGCCTGCTTCCACAGTGCAGCGACCTTGGCTCGGACTGCTGCCGAGTTGGGGTGACTAGCGTTGCGGAAGGCTTCGTACTCTGGGTTGCTCTTGTCTCCCATGATTGATTTGGCGAGTTGTTCCGGCCCGAGGTTGGCAACGGCTGCACCACTGACCAGTTTCGACTCACCGAGTTGACCGGCAAGCTGGGCGAAGGCAGCAGTCATGTCTACTCCAGCAAAGAGTGGGGACTTGGGATCAAATAGTTCCCGTGCGTTGGGTAGATTCATCGTGGTCGCCAACCGGGCAGCAAGGGACAGGTGAGTGTCCACCTTGTCGCCCCAGCGTTTTGCCATCTCGCCCCGCTCGTACTCGGCCAATTGAGCCGCCTCCGCTTGCTGTGACGCCGTCGCACCAGTCAGCCTGTCCATGTCATACTGCACCAAGGCTTGAGCCTGCTTAGGGGTCAATCCAAGCTCGTGCGCCTTGTTGGCGAAGGCTTTGGCAGCGTCGTCGCTCCATTCCACGCCGTCAGGCAACGCGGCAGGCTTGTCGAACTTGTAGCCGTCCACGGTTTCTGGCACTCCGTAGAGCTTCTTGAGTTCACTCTGGTATGCCGCCTGTACTTCCGGCGCAGCATCAGCGGCAGGAATGGTCAGACCGGGCGGCTTCGCCCTGGCTGCGGTCATGTTCTCCTTGAGGCTCTTGGTGATTCCCTTGAGGTCTTTGAAGTTGGCAAGCAGGGCGCGATCCTCTTCGTAGTCGGCAGGAAGCTTGGTCTGCCACTCCGGCACGAACTGACCGTCCGGCGTGAAAATGGATTGCTGCCATGGCGCATCCACTGGTGCGGCGGCAACTGGTGCGGCTGGGGTTGTCTGTTCGACGGGTACTAGTTCTTCGGGCATGGTTGTGTTGGTTTTGGTTAGATTAAGTGGCCGTACTTGGCCTTCCACTCGACGACGGCAGGGGTCTTAGTCCCCTCCGATAAAGTCATCGGTGGGCACGGAGGGATCGGTGCCCTCGTGCGTTGCCCCACTTCCGCTGG